CTAATTTGAATGGTATAAGTGATAATATTCAAAATTACCCAATAAATTATAAATCAATTGTATTGTCTATAATTATTTTAACAATATTTAAAGAGGAAAGTTCATATACTTATGAAACATACTATCAAAGTATTAAGAATTTCTTAATTAAAGGTCTTAATTTATGTAATAGTATTGATGATATTGTTTATATTTTTTCAGATATACCTAATATTAATAATACACTTAACCACTACACTAATAAATCGAATTCAGATATTTCTACTGACATATTAAATTTTAAAAATAATAATACAGAAACCTTTGAGTTAATTAAAGAATTATATATTGAAAATATATTGATAGGACAATACTATGAAAACACTTACAAAACAACTTAACGTAAAACTAAACACAGTACATACTGCATTTATGTTTAGAGTACATAAAACATCTAAGTTAAATTCTTATGAACAGTTATGCCTTATATGTGCTGAATTAGATATTGATTTAACACCATACCCTCATGAAGATTTTACTGATTGTGTAAATAAGTTAGATAAAGAAATTACAGAACTGCTTGATAATACTACAGAAGATAGTATTACTGTATCTGTATGGTTTTCTTAAATGAATCATATATTATTTTCAAATAAATTAAACTCTACATATAATATTGCTATTCTTATTAAAGAATCTAGTTTTAATAAAGAAAAAATAGAAAATACATATATAAAACCAACATTATCTACTTGCGCTGTTGAAGATTATATAGCATTTGATTTAGAATATTTAAATGGTAAAGCTCCTGTTAAATTAATTAAAAAGTGTTTAGGACACTTACTTAAAGTGTTAGATAGTTTAAAGGTATCTACTATATTATGTTGTGATAGTAATTACTTTAAAGTATTAACTAACCAACGCAAAGCAGATGTACATTATGGTTCTATACTACCTTGTGCTATTAAAGGATATGAACATTTTAATGTAATATTATCTTTAAATTATTCATCATTATTCTATAACCCTGCACAACAATCTAAGATTGATTTATCTCTTAGTACATTGTTATCTAGTATTTCAAATACCTTCATGCCTTTAGGTACTGGAATAATCCACTCAGAAGCTTATCCTGACTCTTTATTATCTATAGCTACTCAATTAACAAGGTTACATTCATTTGATACCTTAACGGTTGATATAGAAGCTTTTAGCTTAGAATTTCATAATTCTGGAATAGCTACTATTGCATTTGCTTGGGATAAGCATAATGGTATTGCATTTTGTGTAGATTATTTAGATAGTAAACAAATAGATAATAAACCAGTAAAAGAATTATTAGCTAAATTCTTTAAAGAATATAAAGGTAAATGTATATATCACAATGCTACATTTGATATAACTGTATTGGTTTATGAATTATATATGCAAAGTTTATCTGATTATTCAGGTATGCTTGAAGGTATTAAAATATTAACTAAAAACATTGAAGATACTAAGATTATAACTTATTTAGCTACTAATACATGTGCAGGTAATAAGTTAGATTTAAAATCACTATCACATGAATACTTAGGTAACTATGCTCAAGAAGATATTAATGATATTAGATTAATACCTAAAGAGAGTTTACTTAGGTATAACTTAATGGATTGTTTAGGTACATATTATATTTATGATAAATATTTACCATTAATGATCCAAGATAAACAAGATATTGTTTACAGTGAGGTAATGAAACCAAGTATTAATATTGTATTACAGATGCAGTTAAATGGTATGTGCCTTGATACAGGTAAGGTAGCTAAAGCTAGAAATGAATTAGAATTAATTAGAACCAATACTACTAATACAATATCTTCATCTAATATAATTAAAGAGTTTACTATCCACTTAACTAAATTAGCTTATGAAGAAGATTATCTTTCAAGAGTATCTAAAGCTAAACATCCAGATAAGATTAAGTATAAAGACTTTAATACATTTAAAGAAATACCTTTTAATCCTAATTCAGGTAAACAATTACAAGAATTACTATTTAACTTTATTGGTTTAAAAAGTAATGATAAAACTTCAACAGGTCAAGATGCAACAGGAGGTAAAGTAATTGAAAAGTTAGTAAATAAACTTAGTAAAGATGATACCGATATTATAACACTTCTTAATGCTTTAGTGGATTTAGGAAAAGTTACTAAAATATTAGATACTTTTATAAAAGCTTTTGAAGAAAAGACTATCAAAAAAGATGATGGGTATTGGTACTTACATGGTAACTTTAATATATCTGCTGTTAAGTCAGGTAGAATGAGTAGTAGTAATATTAATTATCAACAAATACCTTCTAACAGTACCTATGCTAAGTTAATTAAAGAATGTTTTGTAGCACCTAAAGACTCTTTAATGGTAGGAGCTGATTTTAATTCTATGGAATCAGTAGTTAATGCTCTTATTACTAGAGATACTAATAAACTAAGACCTTTAATAGAAAATATAGATTCACATTCATTTAATTCTTATAGCTATTGGAAAGATAAGTTTAAACATCTAACCAATACAGCTAAAGATATTAATAGAATTAAGAAAGAATACCCAAAAGATAGACAAGAATCTAAAGCAATTACATTTGCTCTTACTTATATGGGTACTTGGAAAACTCTTGTTAATAATTCAGGATTTACAGTTAATGAAGCTGTAAGTATTGAAAATAATTATCATGAATTATATAAAGAATCAGATAAATGGTTAGAAGCTAATTTAAGTAAAGCAACTAGTACAGGGTATGTAGTAGGAGCATTTGGTTTAAGACTTAGAACACCAATACTTAAGCAAACACTACTTAATACAAAAACTACCCCTACAGAGGCTTCTAGTGAAGCTAGAACAGCAGGTAATATGTTAAGTGGTCAATCATACGGATTACTTAATAATAGGGCTGCTATAGAGTTTATGGATAGAGTTTATAACTCTAAATATAGATTAGATATTAAATTAGTTCTAACTGTACATGATTCTATATATTTATATGTAACAAATAATATAGATATTATATCTTGGGTTAATAAAAATTTAATTGAATGTATGGAATGGAGTGAATTAGCTGAATTAAAGCACGAGAAGGTATCTCTAGGAGCTGAATTAGATATATTCAAAGGTTCATGGGTTGAACCAATAACAATACCTAATAGAGCTTCTACAGATGAAATATTAAATATATGTAATAGGAAAGATTAAATGGCACAATATAGAGCAGAGATAGTAACACCAAAAAGTTCAGTATCAAGATTAGGGCATAAACCCAATGGACTGTCTATATCATTGGATGGATGGCATTGCGGTGTAAGAGTTACAGTAGATTTTGAAAATAATGAAGATGTCTTTAGAGTCTATAAATCAGATGGCTCTAATGGATATAGTGCTATCCTATTAGCTACTGTAAATAGTAAAGAAGCTAAAGTTAAAGATTTACTTAATTGTATTACTGAGGAGACTTAATGAGTAGATTTATACCTAATAATCTAACAATACTTGAACTTCTTGAGTATTATACAGATGATGTACCTCAAGAATTTTTAATTAAAATAATCCCTAAAGTAGAGGAGATGATTATTGAAAACATAGAATTATCTACAAGAGTAGATACATTAGAAGATAAATATAATGACTACACTTAAAATAGTTCCTGATCTAAATATTAAAGAAGTAAAACAAGCAATCCTTGAAGCAGGCATTGCTATGGAATTTGATAAAGATTATAGGCATATTTTAGAATCAGCTTATAATTCTTCTATTAAATATAAGTCTACATATAATATTTTACTAAGTGTATCTAAAGATACATTTAGTGATATATGTGGGTTATTATTAAAAACTTAATTAACAGTATAAAATGAGTAAACAAGCTAGATATAAAAAATTGGATGGTTCAGATTTAATTGATAGATGGGCTAGAGAAGAAACACCTACTATCTTTAGAGCTAAGATGCTTGCACACATGGAAGCATATATAGCTAGATATGGATTAAAAGATGAGCCACTAAGTGAAATTACTAAAATAGTTGATTTTGCTAATAGACTTAAATTGTATGAACTTAAGTTAAACTCCAATCAAACCAATAACTGGAAACATCTATGAATTTAACACAAGAAGAAAGACTTAAAATAGACAGTCTTAAAGGAGCTTTAATGCCTTCATTAACTAATATACCTATTGAACCAAAACTACTAGGTTTAGCTTTAAAAGAGCTAAGTGAATCTTATTTACAAAAGGAAATCCATAATGATAAGTAAAATTGTAGAAAATCAGAAAGAATTTATGAAGAAAGGTAATCAAACTACTTCAGAATTGAATATTGATCAAAGTAAACTATATGTAAATTTAGTTATAGAAGAAACTGCTGAATTTCTACATGCAGTTAAAACAGAACCATTAGAAAACCAAGTAAAAGAAGCTATTGATATTATTGTAGTTACTCTAGGTTGGTTATTTAGTAATGGTATTGATCCATATAAAGCATGGAAATTAGTTCATAAGAATAATATGGCTAAATTAGAAGATGGGGTTGTTAAAGATTCTTCAGGTAAGATTATGAAAAGTAATAGTAGTAAACAACATAAAGAAGCATTACTTAACTCTATTAAAGAATTATTATGGAAAAAATAAATAATAGGGGTATATCTGCTAAAATTATTTTAGATAGTATTAACTATACCAACAATAGATTAACTACTTTTGAATTAGAATACCCAAGAATAATTCATTCAGAATTATTAACACATAGAGTATTTTCAAGAAATTCTAGTAGTAGTAGAGCTATACCTGCTAAGAAAATGAGACAGTTAGTTAGAGATAAGACGTTTATACCTATTAACTTTGGCTCAGATAAATCAGGTATGCAAGCAGGAAATAATCTTACTGGGTATAGATATTACTTATCTAAGAGTATTTGGTGGGTAGGTAGTAGGATTAACTTGTTTGGTTCATACTTACTCTCTTCAGTAGGGGTACATAAACAGTTAGCTAATAGATGTTTAGAACCTTACTCATATATTAAAGTTATAGTATCTTCTACAGATTATAATAACTTCTTTAACTTAAGATGTCATCCAGATGCCCAACCTGAGATACAAGAACTTGCATATACAATGCAAGATAATTACTTACTAAGTGTACCTAAGATACTTAGATATGGTGAGTGGCATACACCTTATGTAGATAATATCACTTACCACCTAACTACTGAACAATCTAAAAAACTATCAGTAAGCTTATGCGCTCAAGTAAGTTATAGAACGTTAGATACTTCAATAGATAAAGCTATTAAGATAACTGATAAGTTAGCAGGTAGTGTTCCTAAACACTTTAGTCCTTTTGAACACATAGCTACTCCCTGTAAAAATAGTAAAGGTAACTTTACTGGCTGGAAACAGTATAGACAAGACATAGAGAATAATTAAAGCCTAAGCTAGGTAGGTATCCTTCAAAACCTAGCACATTCAAAGGTAGTACGGATTAGTTTGTACTACCCCCCCCTTTTTTTTTTATTAGGAATACTTGAAATGAACCATATCCCTTATGGTAGTATAAATCAATTTAGACATGTTATAAAAGAGGTTAAAGATACTTACACTCTTAAACACCCTATATTAACTTTTAGAGGTACTGTTAAGTTACATGGTACTAATGCTTCTATTATTGTAGGAAAATCTTTAATTACACAATCTAAAAATAGAATTATTACCCCTGAAAATGATAATTATGGATTTGCTAAATGGGTTAAAGATTATGAATTAATTTTACAAAAAAATATCTATGATAAATTACCTGAGTGTGTTGACTCTAATAATACATACATTCTTTACGGAGAATGGTTTGGTAAGGGTATAGCAAAAGGTACAGCAATATCTGAAGTATCCAAACAATTTTACTTATTTGGAGTAAAAGTAGTATTACCTGATGGTACACATTATTGGTTAAAAGATTATCCTAATCTAAATATACCTAATATAGTACAGAGTGCTAAATTTATTTGGACAAAAGATGTAGAAATAGATTTTAGTAATCCTGAGCTAATTCAAAATAAGTTAATATCTTATACAAATGAGGTAGAAAAAGAATGCCCTGTAGGTAAATATTTAGGTATTTTAGGGATTGGGGAAGGGATTGTTTGGGAACATATAACAGATATAGGAGTAAGATACACTTTTAAGGTAAAAGGACAAAAGCATAGTATATCTAAGGTAAAAAAATTAGCTTCTGTGGATGTAGAAACACTTAATAGTATTGCTCAATTTACAGAATACGCTTTAACTGAACATAGATTAAACCAAGGTATTATTGAAACAGATAATACAACCTTTGATATAAATAAATTAGGTGATTTTTTAAGTTGGATTAATAAAGATATTATTAAAGAAGAGTCTGATACTTTAAATAGAAATACTTTAACCTATAAACTAGTATCAAAAAGTATTAGTAATAATGCTAGGTCATGGTTTATATCTAAAACTATGGGTATTTAAAATGAAATATACTAATAATACAGGTATACCGTTATCTTTAGCTGTACTACTTGCTTCAGATAACTATGATTATAATAATGATGTAAAAACATTATCAGTTACTACCTTAATGAAGCCTATTAAGCCATTAATATTAAGTTTAAGAAGTAATACACAAGGTTTATCAGATATTAGTGATAGAGTTCCTAGTGTATTAGGTACTGCTATACATACAGCACTTGAATTAGCTTGGAAAGATAATTATAAAGAAGCTATGTTAGCTTTAGGCTATCCTCAACAAGTTATAAACAATGTAAAGATTAATCCTAACAGTAAAGAACTAACTGAGGATACTTTACCTATTTACTTAGAGGTAAGGTCAAGTAAACAAGTATTAGATTGGACTATATCTGGTAAGTTTGACTTAGTATTAGAAGGTAGGGTTAATGACCTTAAGAATACAAGTACATACACTTATATACATAAAACTAAGGAAGAAGACTACATATTACAAGGTAGTATCTATAGATGGTTAAACCAAGATATTATTACAGAAGATGATATGTCTATCTTATTTATATTTAGTGATTGGTCTAAGTTAGGTTTAGCTAAAGACCCTATTAACTATCCTAAGAGTAAGTTACTTGAGGTTAAGTACCCATTACTTTCTCTATCTAATACAGAAAGATATATAAAAGGTAAACTATCACATATTAATAGATTAATAGATAAACCTGAAAAAGATTTACCTGAATGTACTAAAGAAGATTTATGGATGGGAGAATCTGTATATAAATACTATAAAGATAGCACTAAATTAGCAAGATCTACTAAAAATTTTAATAATTTTTTTGAAGCAAACGAAAGATTTATTAAGGATGGTTCTGTAGGAATTATCTTAGAAAAGAAAGGTTTAGCTAAAGCTTGTGGTTATTGTCCTGCTAATAATAATTGTAATCAGTACAAAGATTTAGATAAACAAGGATTAATTGCTTGATGTATAGAAAATTATATGTATAATACAGTTCATAGGTTGCTGGCACAATTTAGTTAAGTTTGCCAGAACTCATCTAAGTTGTCTATGTAACCTAAAAAGCTCATACTAACTTAGTTGGTTTGGGCTTTTTTTATGCCTATAATCTATCTGATTTAGGTTTCACGGGAATTATTCTTGTTAAAACAGTATTATGCGGTGTACCAGATGATTCATAACTGGGAGTGATAATACGGCTAGAATACTCAACGGTTTACTATTTCAGTATCCTGCATAAATGATCCAAGCAGAAAGAGAGCATATTGTTATTGTTTGTAGTTTAGCTTACTAAGTAAGCACAGAGTCCTTTCCTAATAGAGAAGGTATGATACCCAAACAATAATGACTTATTACTCGGGAGACTACTATTACAGCTAGTAGGAAAGAATAAGATAAGTGAACAATAATAATTGTTTTAATCTTTGTTGTAAGTAAAGATTACTTAAGCTCTAGGAGTTTCAAGACTATAAAATATGCCTAAGTTCTTAATTGAGCTTAGGCATTCTTTTGTCTTAAGATAGAGTTTCAATATGTATTTATATAATATAAGCACTTCGTGCTTTTTAGTGATAATATCTATTTAGTTACTAATACGCACGATAGCGTAGCGGTAGTGCGTATTAGTAACTTTTATAAAAATAAGGAAAATAAATGTACCCAGTAGTAATTAAATCAGTAGTAACAGCAGTAACCCCTTTAGTATTAGCAGAAATACCTAATGCAGTTAATCAAGCATACGAAGGTATTGTTTCTTGGTTTAAAGAGGATGAAGTAGTAAAGGCTGAACCAATAAAAAAAAGAAAGAAATATGATAATAGTAAAATTACTAAAGAACAGTATGATGTTCTTATGGAAATGTATAGTAATTACAGAGGTATAATTACTCAAGACGAGTTAACACAAAATACTAATGAAATTCTTGGTTTAAATAAATCAAGAACATCTTATGGGAATTATTGGTTAGGTAAGAAATCTAGGGATGACTGTCAATGATTAAAAGATTTATTGTATGGTGTATTTCATTTGGATTAAATAGAGTATCTGTAAGGGATTCTAAGCCCTCTAAGGAGACTCAAGCACAACTTATGCGTAATGCTAAAGAAAAACGTCTTAGACGTAATAATAAGCGTTTAAAGGAAAAATTAAAACAAGATGAGAGATTTAGATAAATTAGAACATTTTCCTATATTAGATAAATTATCTAGGATTATATGTGAAAAGACTCAAAATACTGATCCATTATTTTTTAGGGTGTTAGTTGCTTATTATTTTACTAAAGTAGCTTCAACAATGAGAACCAATATTCGTACATTAGATAGAGGGGTAATTCCTGTTAATATGTATGCCATTAATACAGCTAATAGTGGTGTAGGTAAGGGGTATAGCACTAATATTATTGAAGAACAAGTAATTGATAAGTTTAGGGATAAATTTATGGAAGAGACTTTTCCATATCTTGTAGAACAAGAGTTACCTAAGTTAGCAGTTAAGAGGTCTAATAGAAAAGGGTCTGATCCAGATGAAGAGCTTATTAAAGTAGAGAAAGAATTTAATGCTTTAGGTAAGTTACCTTTCTCATTTGATAGTGGTACTAGTCCTGCTGTTAAACAGATGAGACATATATTACTTATGTCAGGAGCAGGATCAGTTAATCTTGAAATGGATGAGTTTTCTAATAATTTATTAGGTAATACTGAAGTATTGAATGTGTTCTTAGAATTGTATGACCAAGGTAAGGTTAAACAGAAGTTAACTAAGAATACTAATGATAGTGTAAGGAATGAAGAGATATATGGTAAGACACCTACCAATATGATGTTATTTGGTACACCTCTTAAACTGTTAGATGGTGGTAAGGTAGAAGAAGAGTTTATGAGTATGTTAGGCACTGGATATGCAAGAAGATGCTTCTTTGGGTATAGTTCACCTAGTAATGGTGTAACTAAGATGTCCCCTGAGAAAGTATTTGAAATGATGACAGATACTTCTTCTAATGATTGGATTAAAACATTATCAAGATCATTAGGTAATTTAGCAGATATTATTAATTTTAATAAAGTATTAACTATTTCTAAAGATGTAAGTATTTTATTAATTAAGTATAAGCAAAGATGTGAGATATTAGCTGAAGAATTTCCGGATCATAAAGAAGTGTTTAAAGCTGAATTAAGTCATAGATACTATAAGGTACTTAAATTAGCAGGTACATTTGCCTTTATTGATGGTAACCATGAAATAACTAAGGAGTATATATATAATGCAATTAAGTTAGCAGAAGAGTCTGGTAAAGCCTTTAATACTATCCTTAAAAGAGAACGTAATTATGTAAAGTTAGCTAAATATATTGCAGAAGCGGATGTTGAATTAACTCAAGCAGATTTAATAGAAGATTTACCTTTCTATAAGGGAACTGAAGCTGCTAAAAGAGAGATGATGGTATTAGCTACTGCTTATGGGTATAAAAATAATATTATAATTAAAAAATCTTATTTAGATGGTATTGAGTTCTTTGAAGGTGAAAGTCTTAAAGAAACAGACTTAAGCAAGATTAAGGTTAGTTATTCTACTGAACTATCAGATAACTATAAAAATGAGTTAGTTGATTTTAGTCAACTACATAAATTAACACAATCCAATGGATTTCATTGGACAGTTCACCACATGAGTAATAAAAATGAATAATATTGAAGAATTAAATGCGGAATTAAATCAAGTTAAGAAATTGACTAAATCACTTGAAGATAAAATTAAATTACTAGAAAAAGAGGATGAAGGTAAAAAACAAGAGGAAGTAATTACCTATGCTATTGGAGATATAGTTACAGATAAATATAATAATACATGTATGCTAGTTCAACCACAAGATAGCACTGTAGTATTAATTAATTTAGTAAATGGTAATAGATATTATGATAGCTTTTATAAAGTTAACGTAAATAATGTAAATAAGATTTCTAAAAAAGAGTTTATCGCTATCTGTAATAATGAAGAAAATCGTTGGTCTAAAGTTGAATTTAGATTTAATTGGGAATAGCTAATGGGATATAGATCAGCAGATACTACTATTAAAGGGTTTAATTTAATAGTTATTGATGTGGATGAAGGTATTGATATTAATACAGCTAAATTAGTATTAAAAGATTATAAATATCTTATGTACACAACTAAAAGCCATACAGATAAAGCTAATAGGTTTAGAGTTATATTTCCTATGAAGTATGAACTAGCTTTAACTCCTGAAGATTATAAGGAGTTTATGTGTAATGTGTATGATTGGCTTCCTTTTAAATGTGATACAGCTACTAAAGATATAGCTAGAAAATGGGAGTCTTATTCAGGAGAGTATTGGTATAACGAAGGTAAACTAATAGATAATTTAATATTTATACCTAAAACTACTAAGTGTATTGAGACTAAGAAAATAATAACAGATACTAAATCATTAAATAATATTGAGAGATGGTTTTGTAATAATATAGGAGAAGGTAATAGATCCAATCAATTAATTAAGTATGCTTATTTACTTGTAGATGCAGGTAAAGATTTAGATCAAGTAAGAGGTAAGATTATCGAACTAAATTCTAAGATAAGTAATAAACTTACTGAAACAGAGATATTAAACACTATTATGGTTTCTGTAAGTAAGAAGATACACTTAAGAGATAGTAACTAAAGAGGTAATAAATGACAGATAGTTTAAATAATACTATTAATGATAATTTAGTATTAATATGTGGTGTTACTGGTTCAGGTAAGTCAGCATCATTAAGAGATATAAAAAATCCCGAAGGGGTTATGTATTTAGGAACTGAAGCAGGTAAGAAATTACCGTTTAATTCTAAATTCAATTCTTATATTATTATTGACCCAATGCAAGTGTTAGAAGCATTTGATGTAGCTGAGACTACTCCAGATATTCATACTATTATTGTAGATAGTTTAACATTCTTATTGGATCAATATGAGTCCCAGTATGTGTTAACTTCAACTAACAAGATGACTGCTTGGGGAGACTTTGCACAATTCTTTAAGAAGTTAATGCAAGAGAAAGTAGCGGCATCAACTAAGAATGTTATCTTTACTGCACATACATTTACTTCATTAAATGAAGCTGATATGTCTATGCAGACTTCTGTTGTAGTAAAGGGTTCACTTAAGAATAATGGATTAGAAGCTTATTTTTCTAATGTTATTGCAACAAAGAAAAAAACAATAAAAGATTTAGAACCATACTCATCTGATTTACTTGTAATTACTGAAGAAGAAGAGATATTAGGGTTTAAGTATTGTTTTCAAACAAAGCTTACTAAAGCTACTGTAAACGAAAGGATTAGATCCCCTATTGGTATGTGGACTAATCAAGAAACATTCATTGATAATAATGTAGCTTTGGTTATGCAAAGATTACATGAGTATTATAAATAATTTTAATTAAATAAAGGAAAATAGATGACAAGTTTATCATTAGCATTACCATCAGATGTAACAGCAGAACAAGAAAATGATTCATTAGGAGGATTTATCCTCCCAGCAGGAGTATACAAAGGAAAGTTAGATATGGTTTATTTAGATAAATCACCTAATGGAGCAATATGTGTAAATATTCATTTTAATACTGGAACACAGGTTGTAAGAAATACTGTATATATTTCCAATAGAAAGGGGGAATTTACATACAACAATGGTAAAGAAAATAAACCTTTACCAGGATATAGCCAAATGGATGCTTTTTTTAAAGCAGTATCAGATAAAGGTATTGCTCAACAAGTATCAGCTACTAAAACTATTAAGATTTATAATTATGATTTAAGAAAGGATGTACCAGAAGAACGAGAAGTATTTGTAGAATTAATTGGTTTACCTGCACAAGTAGGTATTCTTCATGTTAAAGAAGAGAAAACCAATAAAGATAGTGTAGA